TATTCCCTGGGATAGATATTATTTTGACCCACATTCTACTAGATTAGATTTCTCTGACAAACGCTTTGACGGTATTGTGATTTGGATGGATGTTGAAGTTGTGGCTGAGACATTTAAAGTTAAGCCAGAAGACATTGATTTATTACTCGATACTCAACTAGATTCAGATACGTTTGACGATAAACCCCAATGGATAGATAAAAAGCGTAAAAGAGTGCGCGTCTGTCAGCATTTCTTTATTGATAAAGGCGTATGGATGATGTGTTACTTCACCGCCCATCAATTTTTAATGAAACCAAAGCCCAGTCCTTATCACGATGATGAGGGCGAACCAATGAACCCGATTGAAGCTGAAACGGCTTATATTGATGTTCATAATTATCGTTTTGGTGAAGCAGAGTATTTAATCGATCAGCAAGATGAAATAAATCACCGACATTCTAAATATCTCTTTTTATTATCTAGCCGCCAAACTGCTGCCCCTAAAGGTGCGGTAGAGGACATACCCGCGATGAAACGCGAGATGAGTAAGCCTGATGGTCACATCGAATATAAAGGTGCTAAAGGTGAATTTGATATTCTGCCGACTAACGATATGGCGCAAGCCCAGTTTACATTATTGCAGGAAGCAAAAGCCGAAATGGGGGCAAAGAGTTTTTCAACAGCGCTTGCGGGGTCATCCCAAGCGGATCTCTCTGGTAAAGCCGAGCAGTTAAGACAATCTGCGGCAACGACTGAACTTGCCTCTTTGTACGCAGGACATTCTAACTGGAAGGTTCGAGTGTATCGACAAAGTTGGATGCGGATTAAGCAATTCTGGGATAAAGAGAAATGGATACGAGTCCTAGACGATCAAACTAATTTAAGATGGGTAGGATTAAACCAACAAGTTACCTTCCAGCAACAAATGGAAGAAACCATTAACGACTTATCGTTAGATGAAATGACCCGAAGACGTACTGCAAAAGTCTTTACGCGAATGATGGAAATACAAGACCCACGACTTCAAGAAATTATTGAAGTGAGAAATGATGTTGCTGAATTAGACGTAGATATTATTATTGAACAATCTATCGACTCTATCACTGCGATGGCAGAAGAGTTCGAGTTATTAAGTAACGTAGCTCAAACACGACCTGAGATACCTTTTACGTCAATATTACGACTCTCTAACGTAAGACAGAAAACGAAAGACGAGATTATTAAAGAGATCAAAGCGCAGCAAGAATCAATACAACAGAGTCAACAAGCAGCGCAACAAAAAGAAGATCAGAAAACAGAAGTTGACATGCTTGATAAAGGCGCTAAAGCGAAGAAGAACATGGCTGATTCAGTCTTGACAGAAGTTCAAACACAATTATTACTTGAATCACCGCCAGCAGATGCAAGTGTCGTTATTTAGATGACTGGCATAAGGAAGTTGAGAACTCTAAGTTTGGTTGGGTAGAATTTAATAAATATTATTTAAGGTGAAATTATGAAAGAACTAGAAAACATATTAGACATTATCAATAACCAAGACCGTTATAGTAAATATCTAAAAGAAATTAAAGCGGTTACTGATAAATCAGAAAGTGCCTTAAAATCTATCGATAATTATAAGCAAATTGATTCACTGCATGCTGCTGCGACTACCGCTTTGAGTAAAGCTCAAACTGTGTTAGATAACGCGCTTGTTGAGGCGACTTTAATTGAAAGTAATGCTGCTGCTTCATTAAAGCAACGTCAGGACAATTTAACTAGACAAGAAAATCGAGTTAATTTAGAGCATAAGAACCTTGTTTGGTTTAAAAACACAACGATTGCAGATTTAGATGAAAGAGAAAAAGCAGTTGAGAAAGCTGAGAAATCAGTATCAAGTCGAGAAAAAGCGGCTGATAAATTAAGATTAGAATCTAGTAAGGTTATTGCTGACTTTAACACTAAAAAAGAAGTGTTAGATAAAGCAGTAAAGGAAGTAGCATAAGATTTTCGTAAACATTTAGTTTACACCTGCCGCCGAGGTTATTAACGGGCGTTAGCTGCCGCCGAGCATATCGGGCGATATGAGGTAATACCATGAGTGATGATGTCAGTTCTATTTTAGATGGAGAAGAAATTGAGGACGCAGTAGAAGATACTGAAGAATTAAAAGAAGTTCCAGAGGGCGTAGAAGCTACTGAGGATAAACCCGAAGAAGCTGAAGGTGAGCCGCCAGCACCAGAGAAAGGATTAACGGAGTCCGAGCGTGGTAAGGAGGCGGCATTAGTCGCTGAAAGACAGAAACGCCAAGACGCGCAGAAAGAGAATCAGTCATTAAAAGATGAACTTAATGCGTTAAAGAATCCGCCAAAAGACCGACCTGATGTATTTGAAGATACAGAAGAGGCTTTTAAGTATTCGGAAAGTAAGGCTGAAAAAGAGTTAACTGACAGAATCATACGTTTGTCACAGTCGAATATGCGACGTGATCACAACGATTATGACGAGATGGAAGTTAGCTTTATTGAGTTGACGCAAGAAGACTCATCGCTTATTACAAAGATGCGTTTAAGTGATGACCCTGCTGGCTTTGTTTATGACACTGCCAAGAAATATAAGGATCATCAAGAAATGCAAAATGTGGATGAGTACAAAGCCAAACTAAAGGCCGAGGCAAAGCAAGAAGTTCTTGCTGAGTTAAAAGCTGGAAAGCAAACCGAAGAAGAGGATGAGGCGAAGAAGTCCGAAGCAGATGTGCCGTCGTTAGCTAACGCAAGCTCGATGACGAGTGGATTTAACACTCCAACTGATGTATCAGTGGAGGATTTACTCGGCTAAGAGCCATTTGGAGAAGTAAAAATGGCGAATACAACTGTAGCAGCAGAACTGGTTGCTAAAAAGTTTTTGTCGGAGTTTTATTCTGAATTTGTACGAGAGAATTTATTCTCGCCGTACATGAAGGGTAACTCTTCTATGAAACGAAGTAGCGCGGTTATTGTAGTAAAAGAAGAAGGTTTAAAGAAAATAGAAATCCCGTTAGTCACCAAGCTAAAAGGCGATGGTGTCACTGGTTCTAATACGTTACGTGGTAATGGTGAGAGAATTTCCAACTACGGACAAACCTTCACCCCGACTCACAAACGTCACGCAGTAGAGTTCGATGAAGAAGAACTTGAAAAACCGGCAATAGATTTAATGCGGGCTGCACGTCCATTATTGATGGATTGGGCGATGGAGTTAGTACGCGATGAGATTATTGAAGGTTTTGGCGCTATCGACAACGGTACAACCTACGCTAATTATGGTAGTGCGACTGCTGGTGCGATGGACACATGGAATACGAATAATAATACTCGTATTTTGTATGGAAAAACCAAGTCAAACAATACATCGGGCAATCACACGACCTCATTAGGAACCATCGACACCACTAATGACAAGTTGACTCCTGAGATGGTTTCATTGGCTAAACGTATGGCGAAACAAACAGATCCGGCTATGCGCCCACTTAAAGTAACTGGTGAAGGTGCTGGTGAATGGTTCGTTTTGTTTTGTGATCCGTTTTCATTCCGCGATCTAAAAACCAACTCAACCATGACGCAAGCCAACCGTGAAGCGCGTGTTCGTAACATGGATAACCCTCTATGGACTGATGGTGATTTATTGTGGGACGGTGTAATCATTCGTGAAATTCCTGAAATTGCTGACTTTATTGACGGCACTTCTGGAAGCAACGGCCTTTGGGGTGGTTTAGCTACCGCTGACGGTTTAAATACCGCTGGCGATAGTGCTACCCGCGTTAGTGTAAACTTCCTATGTGGACAGCAAGCAGAAGGTTTTGCTTTGGCTAAACGTCCTCGTATTATTGTTGATCGTCTTTTTGATTATGAATTTCAACCCGGTGTAGCCGTTCAGTTGAAACATGACATTAAGAAAACGATGTTCAACAGTAAACAGCATGGTGTTTTCACTATCTTTGCATCAGCAGCAGTAGACGTATAGTAATATGTCGCCCTTGTAATGAGGGCGATTAACTTTAAATTCCTTTGTTAACAGCAGGGAAGGAGAAATAAAATGGCAACTCAAAACTCACCGCAATACGGGTCTGGTGTCCCACAACCGGGAGCAGGAATGGCGGGTAACGCCAAGATTCTATTCGGCTCTCATACGCTCGCCACTAATCTTGCTATTAATAGTACGGTTAATATGTTCACCATGCCTAAAGGCTTTACGCCTATTTTAGGTTGGTTGCATGGATCAGACTTAGATACAGGTACAGAAGCATTAGAAATTGATGTGG